ATAGCCCTGCAGGACAACGGGCCGGAAGGCGTAATTGTGGCGGCGGCCGAAGAAGACGGTGCTATCGCCGCCGAAGCGGGCCACGTCCACGCCGGCAATCAGCGGATACTGGTTGATGATTTCCCAGTTGGGCTCGCGGGCAAGGGCGGCCTCGACCTCGTCCTGGGAGATGAGGGTGTCGTCGTTGGAGGCATTGAAGTCGCAGAGCATTTCCTGGCGGAACTTGTTTTCGGAGAGTTCGGCGCGCAGGCGCTCGACTTCCGGCTGTGGCAGGGCGGAGGTGATGTTGACCGGGTAGCAGAGGGCGGCCCAGGCCGGATTGCCTTTGGCCTGTTCCTTGCGGGCCTGGTTGTAGAGTTCGGAAAACAGGTTGATGCCCTTTGGCGTGCCGATGAAGACGGCCCAGCCCATGCGGTCGGCCAGGGCGGGCTGGATAATTTCGCCCCAGATTTCGGGCTTCATCTGGGCAACCTCGTCGAGAACCACGCCGTCGAAATAGAGGCCGCGCAGGGCGTCGGGATTATCCGCGCCGAAAATGCGGATTTTGGAGCCGCCGCCATTGGAGGGCAGGGAGATGGAAAGGTCGGATTCGTTGACGCGGCGTCCGGGAATGGGGGCTGTATAGCGCTTGAGATAAGCCCAGGCCACGTCTTTGGCCTGATTGCGGAAAGGGGCTATGTAGGCGAAATGCCCGGCAGTGGCGGCGGACATGCAGGCCGCGCGGATAAGATGATTGACCACAAGCACTGTCTTGCCAAAACGCCGATGGGCCACAAGCACGGTAAAGCGCCGGGATTCCAGCGTGTCGTGAACTTCCGGATAGCGGGGGGTGTAGGGGATTTCTATTTTTGCCATGTGATTGCGATGCCTCCGGAAAGCTCCGTTTCTCCCTTGTCGGTGATGCCCCAGGCCTTGCGTTCGCCTTCCTGGCGTATCTTGATAGTTTCGGCAGTGATCTTGGCCAGCTTTGCGGCGTCAAAGTCTCCGTTCTCCACGGCAGCCCTGATAAGCTGCTGGTGCTGCTCCCATTCCTCTTTATGGCGCATGATGACAGCGGCCTTGGCATCGGCCGCGCGATCAAGAGCCGCAGCCTTTTTTTTGGGGTCGCACCCTGCGACCACGCCTGCGACTTTTGCCTCTGTAAGTCTGTCAAGCGTGCCGGATATGTCCTGCGCCCACCCTTCGGCAGTGATGTGCTTCTGGATGGCCTTGCGAGATACGCCATGCCTTTTGGCAAGCTCTGACTGGCTTGCCCCGGCCTCGTATTCGGCGCGGATGGTTTCCCAGTCGTAGCGGGCAGCCATCACTCCCTCACGCCGCGCAGAAGCGTCTTGATGTCAGCCCGCACTTCCTTGAGCGTGGACTGGATCGCGTCCAGGTTGGTCTCAAGCCGGATGATCCTTTGGCCATGGTCATCCGCATTGGCTGCAAGGCGCGTGATCTCCTGTCCTTTCTCAAGCTCATGCCTGGCCGATTGCTCCTTGATGATGGCTATCCGTTCTTCAACCCGCGCCATGGTAAGCTGGTTTTGCAGGTAGCCGCCGGCGATGGCTATGGCCAGAGGGGCCAGGACAGTAAAAAGCAGGCTCCATATCTTCAGCTTCATGTCTTCCATCTCCTACATCCTCATGAAAAGCCCGGTCACCCAGCCGAAGTCGAGCGCGGGGAAGCTGTACTGCGGAAAGTGATACGAAAGCACGGGCTGAAGGATGAAGTGCCAGACGAGCAGAAAGCCGGTTATCCAGCCGACGCCCTTTACGCCCTCGCGGGGCCTTGTGCGGGTGATCTCGTCCGTGCCGCCGCAGCCGTCAGGCTCCACGGTGGTGACTTTCTTGGTCAGGACCTTTGCGGCGCCACGGGCTATCTTGCCTGCTATCGTGCCAAGGATGCTCATGCCAGCGCCTCCTTGACCCTATCATAGCAGCGCCGGAAAAAGCCTTTGCTTGTCGTGGATAGCAGGGGCTCCAGAAGCTGCCCCTCGATCTTGCGCCGCCCGGCATACTGCTTGAAACCATGTTGAAGCTCCCATGAAGCCGATGCCCAGTCGCACTGAGTGAGGTACTTCCAAAGCTTTGGCCAGTCGCGCCTCACGCCGCCGCAGCCCTTCTGGTAGCAGCAGGAGAAGATGGCGGCCTGCGCCTCTTTGGGCAGGTCGTCAAAAGCGACGCGGCTGTCTTTCTGGTAGGCAGGCCGCACATAGCGGGCAAGATAGCCGCCATGCACGGCCCGATCGAGGGTGGAGGCTTCCGTGACTGTCAGCAGAAGAGGCAGGTGAAAAAGTCTTTGCAGGGCGGCCGATTTTTTCAGGCCGATATATGGGTCAAGCTTGCAGAGCAGATCCTCGTCGGTCAGGCCGTATGCCTTGAGCGTGGGGATGTCTGTCTGACCAAGGTCGCAGCCCGTGGCCACGGTTACGCCGGATGCGCCCATGGCCCTGAAGCCGGATGGATCGCCGGTGGCGGGATACTGGACGCCGCAAGGCGGGACGCCCACGGCGCCGATATAGTTGCGCCCCTTGCCGTCAGATATGCGATTGCAGGGCACATAGCCCCGGACTTGCCGCGGGCCTTCGACCTTTGTCAGGAAGTCTGTGATGTACGCCATATCCGCCATGCTTCACCCCGAAAAAAGTTTGGATGAAGCATAGCGGACTGCGGTTTGATGGTGGTATGAGCTTTATCGGCTATAAGCGGTCTTATGCGGGTTTTTGCGTCCCTCTTTTTTGCCTCCCCGTTTTTTGCATCCATTTTTCCACTTCGGCGGCATAGACAAAGACTTTGCCTTTGCCGTGTCGTGCGGGGATGCGGTGGATCGGAAAGTCTTCCTCCTCCTCGAGCCGTCTTATCGCCCTGCGGCCTATCTCGACATACTCCATGATCTCCTTCCAGCCCACATGGCGAGTTGTGGTCACTTCCACCCCCGCCACCACAATTTTCACCTCGGTCATAGATTCTCCAGTTTTTTCGTATTCATTTTTTCCTCTCCATCATTCCCGACCTCGCGCGCCTCCCTCCTTGAGGGGGGGGGAGGGGCCCCGTCCCCGACCCCTCTCCCCCTTAAGGGGGAGGGGGGAAGCGCGGAAATTGGAAATTACAAATATTTCAATAACTTAAATATGTTGGTAAAAATATCGTTTCCACGTTTCCAAAATATAATTTCCGGAACAATTTCAATATGTTACATATAAAATGGCATTAAACATTTCCGGTTTTAATTTCCGGAACAAATTCAAACAGTTAGATACTAACTTATTGATTTTGTTCAATTTGTTTTTATATTGTTGTATTTGCCATAGTTTTTCCGGAAATGTTTTCGTGGAAATGCCCGGAAACAAAACCGACAAGCCTTGATTATCAATGGTTTCCTGGTCAAATCCCGGAAATGTTTTTTTGGAAAGCCCGGAAACCCTGTTTTTTGCCCTTGTTGTTATTCCAACACTAGACTTCTGCCGCGCCTCTTGTGATTTCCCCGACTCCAAGAGCAAAATCTCCGTCAGGCACATCCAGCCATTTCTTGCTTGTGCTGCCTTTCGAGATACACAAGACCAGCCGCTTGTCGTCAAGCAGCCTTTGCGCCGCTTCTTCAAGCTGATGCCGCGATATGCCCGCCAACATGGCCGGCAGCTCCTGCCGCCTCGTAAACAGGCCATTGGCTCCTGTTTTGGTGAAAGGTTGCCCGCGCTTTGCCGCATCCGCCACGGCATCAGCCAGTGCGTCCAACATGGCCGGAACATTGTCCCTGGCAGCAGAGCGCAAATCCTCATTGCGGGCAACAAGCAGGCCGTTCCTTTTGCGCACAAAGGTCTTGATGGTCTTGTCGCCGCCGAAGTTCTCCTTGGCCAGACAGCCCTGGACAACCTTGTCCCGCTCCCATTCCTCGCCAAGAGCTTCGCATGTTTTTTTGGCCTGTTTTTCCCCCATGCCCCAGAGGACGTATGTGCCGCGCGTCCTGTCCACTATGGCGGTGGAGCCGCGCACAAGCGCCCTGGCCTGTTCTGGCGTCGTGATATTGTCCTTTGTCTTGGCCAGGTGATGCGTTACGACAATGCAGGCCCCGGTCTCGCTGGCCAGATTGGCGAACATTCCGATAACGTATGTGGCAACTTCCGGCTTGTTCAGATCGACCATGGCGAATGACGAAAGCGGGTCAAAGACAATCAGCTTCGGCTTTATCCGCAGCATCTGTTCGCGCATTTCATGCCATTGCGGCGATACCATGGGGCCGTTCCTGTCGCCGGGCAGCACCAGTGGATAGGCGCCGACCACATCTATAATGGGAATGACCATCAGCGGCCAGGCCGGAAAACTTCTGCCCATTCTGTAGATGCGCTCGCAATTGTCCCTGTGGGCGTCTTCCGCCGTATAGATTACCGCCGGGCCATGCTCCAGGATGCGGTTGCCGAAAAAAACACGCTCATTGAAATTGAAGGCGCCTGCCTGTTCGTCCGGAGCCGTAACCTGCAGGGCAAGGTCAAGCAGCTTCATCGACTTGCCTATGCCGCCAAGCGAGGCCAGCAGGATAACCGAACCGAGAGGAAAGGTGTCTTCCACAAGATCCCGCCTTGCTTCCGGCGGCTTGTCAAACATGTCCGCCGTAACAAGCCAGTTCTGGGCGTCAATCGTATAGGTGTTCATCGGCGCCATAAGCTGGCGTCTTGTTTCTTCAAGCCCCTCCATTCTGTGCAGGTCATTGAAATCCGTTGGCCTGCCCTCGTCTCTTTTGAAAACCGGCAAGACCACAGCCGCGCCGATCTCTTTGGCGCAGGCTTCGGCGGCCTGCCGCCCGGGATTGCCAGTTTCGGATTTCCAGCGGTCATCGTCACCGCAGATTATCATTCTCTGGTCAGGATTTTTTTCCCGCCAGGCCCTTGCCACCGGCAATAAATTACCGCAGTTGAAGGCGCAAAGCACGGTCCAGCCCGTGGCTTCGTGGATGCTTGCCGCCGTCGCGTAGCCTTCGGCCACGGCAACAACATCCGTTTTTCCGGGCAGAATATGAAAATTGCCTTTTATGGCGCCGCCAAACAAAAACTCCTTGTTGCCGGCGGCATCAATTCTTTGCAGGGAACACAGTTCACCCGCAAGGTTTCTGACCGGCACAAGCAGCTTGCCGGCCAACATTTTGAGGCCATGGGACTCAGTGCCCCTGGCGCCCAGATATGGATGAACCGTTGCCTCAGTGGCGCAAGCCCAGTCCTGTTCGGCGCGCATGGCTGCTTCCTGCGCCAGCCGCGCCCGTTCCCTCTCCCTGGCCTCAGTGGCCTGGGTCCTGTGCGCCTGTGCGATTTTCCGCTCGTCGCTCGTCAGACTGCGTTCTTCTTTTGCGCACCATGTCCAGCATTCGCCGGTTTTCCAGTCGCCGCATTCGCCGGCGGGAAATTTGTCATTGAAAAATATGTACCAGCCGGATTTTTTGTTGCCGCTGTCACCCTCGACAGGGCAGCGCTCCACGCGCGCACCGTCTGTCGGCACGACTGCCCTGGGCAACAGGCCATGTTCCAGCAAAAACTTTCTGAACTGCGCTTCCGGTGTATCAAAAGGCACGACCTTGCCGGGTCTGTCCGCTCCTAGCGCAGTATTGAAATCAAAAAAGCTGTTCATGGGCGGCAAGTCTAATCCCCGGCCCAGCAGCGCTCATGCCAGTCGCAGAACTTGCATTCAAACCATGTCTCGTCCTGCGCGCAGCGCGGCAGAAGCTGGCCGGCCTCGCAGGCCCGGACAAGATTGACCGCCCTGTCCGAGAGCTCCTGCGCGGCGGCCGCGTCAAACTCCACATCCAGAGCCAGGATTTCCATGCTGTCGGCGTTCAGCGCTGTGAACATGGCCGGGTTGTCCGCAAGCTCAAAATAGGCCATATAAAGCTGCACTTGGCCGTAATAAACCGGGTATGCTTTTTTCAGGCCGTCGCGTTCCAGCTTGTTCCAGCCTTTCGCGCCAAGCACCTTGTTCTCCCAGAGCCGCGGATATGGCCCGCATTCGGCAGGGCCGTCCCTGAAAACGCCGTCGGCAAAGCCCAGAATTTTCCCCTGCATGGCATGGAAGCAAATCTGCTGGCCATTCGCGTCATGAGTGTAAAGGTCAAAGCCGGCAGCCCTGATCCAGTCCGCCATCCAGTCTTCCCCGGCGTGGCCGCGATGGAATATCCGCAGGGCCTTGCCGCTGAAAGGCCTGTCCTTTGGCGTCTTGAAAAACTCGTATTGCAGCTTGCGCAGGCAGTTTTCGCCAAGCCGGGATGCGCCAATGCGCGGCGTCCTTGCCGCCAGCCTTGCGGCGTCGGACTTTTCCTGCCCCTGCAGCATGACCTCGTCTATGAGGTGGACAAGCCTGCCGCCCGTCTTGCGCGTATTGAGGTCTATCATGTCTTCTTCTCCAAGATAGCCGTGGCGCCGCCCGTGGCAGTCCCGGCATAAAACCCGCAAATCCTTGTCCAGTTCCGCAAAAATCCGCGCGTATGTCAGATGGTGGACTTCCAGCGGCCCGGCTTCGTCCGCATGGCGCCCGCAGTCCTGGCAGCGATAGCCGGCATTTGCTAGCGCGGCCTTGCGCCTTTGCCGCCAATGGTCAGTTTCGAGATATTTTGCATAAAGGGCCTTGCGCTCTTTGTGCGAAAGCCTGCGCCTTGCGATTGCCATCAGAACGGCACGAGATCATGCTCGCAGCTGCAAAAGGCAAAGGCGTCAGCGATTGCCTTGTTCTCGATGCCGCAAGTCCCGCCCTTGCCGGCTGGCGTAAAGTTGCCGCAGTAAACGCACTTTTTGGGCAAAAAACAGTCAACCGCGTTGATGACGCCGGATATTTCCTCAAGGCTCATTTCGCAGAATTTTTTGTTTTCCAGCTTGCAGAGGCACAATCTTTTATAAAAGCCCCTGTAGTCAAAGCCGGGGATTTCAGTGGCAGCCATAAAGCACCTCGCGCTCGATCAGTCCGCGGTTCCAGAAAAAATTCAGCGTGCAGGCAGCCGAATACTTGGTGAAGGCAAAAAGATTGCCCTGTCCATAACCAAGCCTTTGCAGATGTCCCCACTGTTTTTCGGTACAGGGATCATTGAGCCATCTTTTATTTTTTTTGGCCGCATCGTCAGATTCATTCATCCGCAAAAAATCGTCCGCGGCCGCCAGCGTCGGAACTCTTTCGCCTATCGCTATCCTGCGAAGCGCCTTTTCCTCCTTCAGCTTGCCAAGAGCCTGCCAGGTCTCGCCATCGGCGGAACAGACCGCGCTCCAGGCTTCAAAGCCGGATGCGATCATTACCTTGCCGGAACCGAAAATGTCGCACCAGCGGAACGGGGAATTTTCCAGAATATCCACTTCCTCCATTACAACATCACTGACAGCTTCCGGCCCGTCTTCCGCATCAGGATCGCCGCCGGATCCGCGCCTTGCGGCCTTGAACTCGTGGCCGCAAAGCGGACATTCCCTCATGCTGTAAGGCACTTCGCCAAGACAGGCCGGGCAGGTTTTTTGCCTGTCGTCCAGCCTGACCTTGTTCTCGAGATCGCCGTGCGTGAGCAGGGAGCGGCCAAAGTCCAGAACAATGCAGTCTTTCTTGATCACGCCGGGATAAAGCGAAGGGTCAACGGTACGCAGGCCGCGCCCGATCATCTGCAGCATCGTTGACTTTTGCGAGCATGGCCGCAGAAGCGCCACGCAACTTGCCGGCTGACTGTCATAGCCTTCTGTCAAAACAGCGACATTTATCAGAACCTGGACGGCATTCGCGTTCTGGCTGTCAAAGCCGGCCAGCAGCCTCTTTCTTTCGCCCGCAGGCATTTCGCCGGTTACAACGGCGGCACGGATTCCTTCTTTCAGAAAGGCGTCCAGCACATGGGCGGCATGCTCCACCGTGGAGCAGAAAACAATTGTTTTTCTGTCGCCGGCCAGCTTGCGCCATTCCCGCACAACTGCTTCGTTATGCACGGCCACATCCAGAATTTCCGCAGCTTCGCGCATATCGTATTCGCCAGAGCCAGTCTTGCGCAGGGATGCCAGCTTGTCGTCAGTGCCGGAAAGCGTGCAGACAAAAGTCTTCGGCCTGACCAGGAAACCCAGGGCAATCAGACTGTGCAGGCTTATCTGGTCCGCGCAGTTGTCGAAGACTTTTCGCAGTCCCTTGCCGTCGCCCCTTGCCGGCGTGGCGGTTACGCCAAAAATTTTGCAGTCCGGATTTTTCTCCCTGATTGCCTCGACTATTTTCAGATAGCCTTTGGCCACGGCATGATGCGCTTCATCAATAATTAGCGCGTCCAGTTTCGGGATGGAGGCAAGATTTCTTTGCAGCGTCTGGGCCATGGCGAAAGTTGTGTCCGCCCGCCAGCTTTTGCTGTCGGCAGTATAAAGCCCCGTGCCGGCTTGCGGATTTACTTTTCTGAACTTGCGCAGGTTCTGGCTCACAAGCTCGTCCCTGTGCTGCAAAACGCACTGCCTGCCGCCAAGTCTGCCGGCAACGGCGGAGAGAATGACGGTCTTGCCCGCGCCGGTTGGCGCAACCGCCAGAGTATTACCGCGAGCGTTCAGGGCTTCTATTGAGCGCTTGACCATGTTTTCCTGATAGGGCCGCAAAATCATAAAAATCTGGCCGCCGTTTTGCCCCGGCGGCAGGGGTTCGGGTTTTTGGGGAAGAAGATTTTATCTGGCCCAGGCCGGCGTTGGCGTGGCATTTTCGGACGGCTGGGGAGCAGGATTGGCCGGAGCAGGATTACCGCCCCGCGACTGGCCGTTTTGCGTTTCCTGCCGCGGCGCCCATGCGGCTTGCGATGAAACAGGAGCCGCGCCCCAGCCAGAGGCGGCGGGAGCCTTCGCGGGCGCCTCGCTCATCTTGCCATATTCCTTCATATCCGGGGTAATCACGCAGGTAATTTTGTTCTTGTCCTCATAATGGCCGGTCTTGTCCTTTTCCACTCCGATGCGCGCCCAGAAGACAATTCCGTTGAAATCTTCCCAGCCGTTGATGCGCCGTCCCTGGCAGGCATATTCGCTCATGTCGTCGGGATTGATGCCCCGCGCGCTTTCAAGGATGGCCCGCAGGCTCTGGCGGCTGATTTTCGCGCCAATGCTTTCGCCCTTGTCGTCCAGCTTGCCCCCGGAAACAGTGAACATCTGCCAGACCTTGCGCTTTGCGTATGGCCCGGATTCGACCGTAAACTCGCAGTCCAGCATTTCCGCGTCCGTGCTTTGCGAAAGGCGCAGCCAGCCGTTGTCGCCCGCGCCGCCAGGCCTGATGCTCATCACAAGGGGCAGGACAGTCTTTGCCGGGATAAGGTCAAAGCCGTTCTGCTGGCGGTCAGCGTCGTTGAAATCAAAAAATCCGCTCATTTATTCTTCCCCTTACGCGATTTTATATTCATAATCGGACGTGGCCGCTCTCTTACCGCCGCGTATTTTATCCATGAGTCTGCCAAGGTGCGGAGGCTCCACCATGTCGAGCTTGCCGGAGCGGTCTCCCGCCGGATAGCCCCACTGGTTTGGCCGCTGGCAGACAAAGGCCCGGCACGGCGCGGAGTTTTCCCCTTCCGGCGTCAGCTCGGTCATGGTGATCACCTCATCCACAATGCCGGGCAGTTCAAGGCCGGTCTTGGAGCCTTCAATCTGCGGCTCGAAATAAGGCCGGTTGAAATCGTCGCGCTTCGCGTCCAGCAGGCCCACAAACCAGACATTTCTTGCGCCAATGTGCTGAAGCTGCGTTATCCAGGTTATCATCTCCTGGCCAAGCAGACCGTATGCCCCGCGGGTGTCAACCTTGCCGCTGCGTTCGGATATGGCTTCCGGCTGCCCCTTGGCCCACTGAAAGGCCAGGCGCGAGGCAACGGTTATTGAATCCACGAAGATTGTCTGATACTTTGCAACGGACGCCGGGTCGCCGTAATTTTGGCATACATAGTCAAAGTGGTTCTTGCTGTATGCCTGGTCAGGGCGCCTGGAGGGGTTTGGCCCGCCAAGAAAACAGGCAAGGTCGCGGGCCGAATCCCAATCCCGGATTTCAATTGAATCACCCTGCCAGCCCTGCACGGAAAGGCCGCCAGCCTCGAGATCGACAAAAAGCGTCGATGCCGGGTCAAGCGTCCAGAGCAGGGATGTCTTGCCTATCTTGGCCGGCCCGAAGATAACGCCCTTGATGCCGCCCTGTTCGGCCATACGCTGGTCCGCGCTGATTATTTTCAGACCGCTCATAGAGCCACCTCCAGTTTCTCCAGCTTGACGGAAGGCTTGCCCGCGCTTGTGGCGCAGGCGTCAATCAGCATGGCCCTGAGCTTGCCGTCGGATTCGCCGCGCATGAAAGTTTTCAGCGCGCGCCGGTCAGGCTCGTATTTCTTCCTGAAGAGCGAAAAAAAGAGGTCGTCAGTAAAAATTTCACGCGCCGCCTCAAGCTTGTCCTGATCCCATTTTTCATTGATGCGCCGGGTAATGCTCACCCTGTAGCCGCAGGCCTCGATCTTGCCTGTATCCGACGCCGGCCTGAAAGTCGCAAGGGCAAGCATCTTTTCCGCCAGTTCGGCGTTGCGGGCCGTCAGCCTGTCGGCTTCCGCCTTGTTGGCCGCGTATTCGGCCACGATGCTTTCAACATCCTGTGTGTTCATTGCATTCGTCTCCTTATATATAATTGTTTGTGGAAACCACGTTTCCTGTTGCGGCCGCGCTTCTGCGCGCCCAGCCACCAGGCAGCCGCAAGCCAGGTGAAAAGGCAAAAAGCGCTTGCGGCCCAGGCGCAGAGTTCAAACATTGGCATTTCGCGCTCCCTGTTTTTTGCCGCGCATCCTGTCCACTTCGGCAAAAAAACGGTTCAGTTCGCGCATGGCCTGGCGGAGTTTGTCCGCGTTTGCGGAAACCATGTCCTGCCTTGTGCCGTTCAGGATGCGGGCAAGAATGAGGGGCGCGACCCCGGCGCGGCGGCAAAGATCCGTGCAGCTCATCCCTGTGCTGTCCAGAAAATTTTTTGCTTCGTAGTAAATGCTTGGCTTCGTCTTCATGTCGAGATTATTACAAATGGTTTTGAAAAAATCAACTTAAAAATCCATTTGTATATTGTGAGAATCGCTGCATTTTGGTATGGTGTCTATTATGAAAACTTTTATGGAATGTACGATTGAACGGTTGCGCAAGATGCGGGACGATTTTGGCAGCACGGCAAAATTTGCCGAAGCGACCGGGGTCAATCCCGTAACCCTTGGCCGCTGGCTGAGCGGCGAACGCAACCCAACAGTTGCCGAAGTTGGCAAGATTTTCGACAAATACGAAATCACGCTGAATGATCCTGGCATCGACATCGCCTCGTTCGAGATGATCCCCAAGGTGGAGGCCCGCGCAGGGGCCGGCAGTTCCCTCGTGACGGAAAACAGGGTGCTTGGTCTTTATGCCTTCAGGCGTGATTTTCTCAATCGTATTGGCCTCCGCGCCAAAAACTGCGTCCTGTTCGATGTCATGGGGGAGTCGATGCAGCCCCTGATAATGGACAGGGACACAATCCTGGTTGACACCAGTCAGACTGAAATCCTTGACGGCAAGATTTTTCTGGTTACCCTTGGCGACGAGCTGCTTGTCAAACGCATCCAGCGCACGCCCAAAGGCTTGCTGCTTGTCTCGCAAAATCCGGATTTCACGCCAATTCCCGTGGAAGCTGGAGAAGAAGGCACGTTCAGGGTTCACGGGCAGGTGCGCTGGTTTGGCCGCGTGATATAAGGCTGGCGCCTGCAAATTGCCATAAGAACCCTCTCCGGAGGGTTTTTTGTTTAATCGTCCTGCAATGCGGTATTTTATTGTTTGACAATTGGAATGTATAACGACTCGATTTGCTTACAAAATGGATTTAGATATTTGACAATCACAAGACATTTGGTATCATATCTTTGCCAACGAGGAACATGGCGGCGAACACGGCCTGCGGGCCAGAGTAGCAAAAACCTGTTTTTCAGGGGCGGCCTCGCAAGTACCGAGCGCGGTAAGCCGCAAGCGGCCAGGACGGAGGGCGGATGCCCGTTGAAGCCCCGGATGCAGCGGGAAGGCACACGACGGCAGGGAAGAGGTAAAAAGACATCCCCCGATGAGGACAGGCCGTTAGTGGCTGGGGCATGGACGGAAAAAGCGCGTGAGAACCGTGCAGCGGGCAAACCCGCACCGGAGAGACGGTCGGAGATGGGCCGAAGCCATAAAAATCTTCCAGGGCCAGACGCCAAATTGGAGCAGGCCCTGAAACACGGAGAAACAATGCGAATTTTTGTTCCATACGGCCCGTTACCCACGGGAAGCGGGCTGGACTGGAGCGGGAATTATGGCTAATTTGGAGATGGGAGATCAGAAGATGAACGAACGCGACAAAGAAACAATCAAGTTGGGCGCAACGCTTTTTGCCAATATCGCGGCAATTGGAGTTGGCGTTGCCATGTTTGAAAACAAGCCAGGTCTGCTTGGATTGGCCATAATCTTTGCTTTACTTGCCTTTTATACCATAAGGAGGCTTGACTGATGCTTACCTACATTTTGATTGTCGCCTTTGGATTGGCGATATTTGGCTATGTCCAGTATGTAGCCAGGCAGGCAAAGCATAAATAAATTGTTACCCATTCTGCCAGCAAAAGCCCTCGATTTCGGGGGCTTTTTTATTGCCCAATTCCAGGGAGCCACCACGTCATGGAGGCGTGCGGCGTAGCCCCCCCCTTGCCCGCCGCGCCGCCATCCAGTAGGGTAAATGAAAACTGCTGGAGGCGGGAGTGGAGATAGATGGACAATCCAATTTCCGATATAAATAACGGGCTGAAAGCCGCTGAAGGTACGATTTCCTTCCTGGACAAGATATTTGCCACAGCCGACAAATGGGGATTTCTCCCCATGCCTGAAAGGAGGAAAAAGAATATGCAGACCAAACAGGATTTTCTCCTTGAGATGGACGCCCAAAAAGCGCGTCATCGCCGCATGGAAGAGCTTGCCGACGCTGATGTAAAAGCCAGGGTGGAGCTTATAATGGCTCAAACCAGGCTTGGCATTGAAGCCGCGCAGCAAAAAAGCGGACAAAAAGAAAATGATATTGAGGACATGACGGAGCATCTCGCTCTTGCCGGGCGCGCGGCGTCATCATTTTATAAACAGGCCATGGCGGAACAGTACAGCAAGGAAAGAATAGGGATGTACGCCGCCGCCGAATTGGCCGGGGAGGATAAGGCGCATGCCAATGGCGAAGAGCCCAGCCAGACATGGATGACCCGTTTTCTGAAATATGCGGGCGATGTGCGGGATGAAGACGTTATGCAGTTATGGGGCAAGGTGCTGGCCGGGGAGATAAAAAAGCCCGGATCTTTTTCCCTGAAGACAATGGAGATATTATCTACACTTGACCAAAGGGACGCCATCAATTTTACCAAGATTGCCCCGTATGTAATTGATGATGACTTCATACCTGCCGGTGCGTTTGAAAAAGTCGGCATATCTTTTCTTGATGCTGCCGACCTTGACAGCCTGGGATTGATTCATCGCAGGATGATGAAAAGATTGAAAGGGATTCCATCTGCAATAAACAAAAAGTATATGGTCTTGCCAAGGAATGTTGATAGCTTCCCAGGTGCGCCTTGTTTTGACCTTGAAGCGTCCCTTCTGACAAAGGTGGGGATGGAAATATACGGGATATTGAATTTGGCCGAGGACGAATACCTGGAAGGCGCAAAATTTTTTGCGAATCTGATTACACAAAAATATGGCATCCCGATGGAATGTATCAATATGTCCACAAGAAAAGCCGAATAGTTTTCCTTGAGCCTGTGCCGCCGTGGAAATGGTGGAAGGCGCGGAGGGGGAGATAGATGGACAAGCGCCCGTATTTTTCAAAGACCGTGGACGAGCTCGAAAACATTTTTGAGGAAAACATAAAAGATCGTGCCATACTCATCGAGCTTCAAAAAGAGCTTTCCTACAGATCAAGAGTGCGTTCAAAAGAACTCGCCAAAAAAGTAAAAGCTATTCTGGATGCGCCATATCAACTCGACCTTCCAATTGATATTCAAATATCAGGCGAGTATGACAGAACAGCAACATGGTATGGAACAATTGGCTGGTATGAAAATCGGGTTGAGGAATTCAAAAACGATAAAAACGAACTACAAAAGATTTTATACACGTTATTGAGTTGGAATTTTGATGACAGAACTTATGATCTAATAACAAAAATACAAAATATATTATATCAAAATCATGGACTTCTCATTCAATATGCTCAACAAACAGAATATAAATTAAGAAACTACAAAAATATAATTGAAAACAGAGATAAAACCCAATCTTGTAGTAATAAAAATCAAAATATATCTTACAAAAATTTACTTCAAAAAAATAAAGATCCAAAAATAAATTATTGGATTACTTTTCTGTTAGGTGTTTTATTTATTGTTGTTATTATTTTTGCAAAAGATATTATTCCAGGAGTTAGCGCTTTAGAAGCATTTTGTGTGGCGATTGTAAGTATGCTCATTGGCGCATTATTGCCTCCTGCCATTGGTTATTTGTTTTGGAAAGACAAAGGCGAAATTCGCTATTATCTTCTTGCATTGCTTGGATTTTTTTGCCTATCGCCTGCTATAGGCGAATTGTTACTTTACTGCCTTGATATAATTCGTCAATTTTTAAAATAAATATAATCTCTTGACATTTCCACGTCTTTTGTGGCTTTCTGCCGAAAGGTGCTCGTAACACCTTTCCTAAGGCGGAAAACGCCACCGACATCAGGCGATTTTTTTGTGCCATTTCACGGAAAGCGATTTTCCGTGCCTGCTCATATTTGATGCCGGATGTTGCCGTTATGTCCAGGGCGCAAGCCTAAAGGCGGCAAGCTCCACCTTAGGGGAGTTACGAACATCCGGCATCGTCATTCGTAGGCGGTGCCAATTCCAATCCTAAGGAGAGGCACAATGCCAAATTCCCAAGTTCAAGTTTCTTTGTCCGTTGTTGAAGGTCGCCCTGCCGCCACTTCCCTCAAGATTGCTGAATGTTTCGACAAGGAACACAAGAATGTTCTGGCCGACATTCGTAATCTACTTGCTGATTGCCCCGATGAATTTGGACGGCTGAATTTTCAGCCGTCGTCCTACACCAACGAACAGGGCAAAACCCAGCCAATGTACATTGTCTATTTTGACGGTTTCATGCTCCTTGTCATGGGCTACACCGGCAAGAAAGCCCTGCAAATGAAGCTGGCCTACATCGAGGCTTTCAACGCCATGCGGGCGAAGCTGGAAGCGCAGAAGCCTGCCCAACGGCTGGCGGCTACGCAAGGGGGCAAGTCCCAAGGTGATTGAGCGCGCCGAGCATTGCACGCATGGGGAAGCAGTGCCGATTGAAAAGGCCGTGGATGCCTGGTGCGCGGAAAAGAACATCCGGCGGCTTGACGCGCTTGCCGCCATCCGCGTCCGTTTCGGCCTGAAAATTTTCGACCGGCCGCCAAGACATCTTCACGACGACATTCTTGCCTGGATAAACGAACAGCGCGGAACAAGCGGGAAAAAGCCCAAACTGGCGGCAAGGGGCAAACTTTCCAATAAAGAGCTTGCGGCCGCCGTTGCCCCGGCTTTACCGGCGGCGGAAGAGGGCATGGAAAACGACAGGGTGTCAGGCTCATTTCCAAAGCTCGCCCAGCGTCTGGCCGAATGCGGCAAACAGCTTGATAAATATTGCGCCAAATTGCGCTACCAGGGCGAGGAAACGCCCGGTTTTCCGGGCTTTGCGCTTTCTTTGGCCGAGGCCGTGGAGGAGAACATGGCCGCCATGCGCGCAAGCATGGAGGTAATGGATACCTGGCTCAAGTACATCAAAATCATCTGCCGGAGCGCCGCAGAGCAAATCCGGCAGGAAAAAACAGCATAGGGAGGATTATCAAATGGACACCAGGGAAGACAACAGCGGAAAAACCGCCTATCCTTATCTTGAAAGAGTAAAGGCTTTTGCGGAAGAAGTTTATCAGGAAGAAATGGCGGAGCTTAAAAAGAAAAATCCGAACAGCGCGCCGGCGCACGCGACAACATTCGATGTCCGGTATAGCATCAGGTCATCGATAAACCGTCAGACCCTGTTTGATAACAGATACCGCGAAGTGAAGCTGGCCGCTTGCGATCTTGAGGACTCGCTCGACCCGCTGCATTCTTTCGCCATGATTTTGAAATCACATCACGATGAAATCCAGGCCGACGACGCCGGCAAGGTTCTGGGCGCATTGCTTCATAATGTCTATGACAAGACAGGCGGTTTTCCCTCAATGGCCGAGGGCATGTAGGCGGAAGTCATGACTAACACAAAATTCAGGGAAGACCGGCGCGCAATCATGTCCGAACTGCGCGAGCATATTGGCGAGGTAAACAAAATATTGAAACGCGCCATTGACAAGGGGATCATGGTGTCTGTTTTTACATACGGAGATCCATGCTACGACATGGCGTGTTATTACAATGGCAAGGATAACGAGGCAAGAAATACCATGGCCAGCGTCGAGCTGGCAACCAGGCTTGAATGCCTGGTCGGGAAAAAGGCAATAACGGCATAACCGCCAAAAAAAAATTAGGTGGCGCGTCCATTGCGGCGCGCCTACAGTGGAGGAACAATCGGAACAGGCAAAGCCCGACCTTTTCGATCATCTTGCTAAACATCCTGATACCGTGATGGCAAAAGAGGAACAAACAAATACTATCGGAGAATGACAAAATGCCAACCAGCGATAAATACACGCCGCCAGCAGGGCGCAAATATCTTTTTGTGGAAGACCTGGTAAGAATAACCGGCATTCCGGCCACGACCTGGCAAAAATGGCGCAGCCTCAAAAAAGGGCCGCCATACAGGAAATTTGGCAGGCGCGCCGCCTATGAGCCGGCGGAAATGCAAAAATGGGATGAAGCTCAGGTGGTCCTCACGGAATGACTATGAGCCGCCCGGGGTTTCCGGGCGGTTTCCTGCAAGGATTTCACCGATAATTGCTGTTTTTGCCTGGCTGTTTTCCGGGATGAGATGCGCGTATCTCTCTGTCATGGCTATTGTTTTGTGCCGCAGAAGATCCCTGAGTTCCTGCAGGGTAACCTGCCCTGATTGCGCAAGCCAGCTTGCGAAAGTATGGCGCAGGACATGGAACCATACGCGCTTGCGGCTATCCTGCTGTTTTTTCTTTTCCTTGTCTTTTGGCGTCAGGCCGCAAGCAACGCATGCCCTGTCAAAAGTATCGCTTATCTCTTTAAGCTTTGCCCCGCCTTTGCCCTGAAAGATATATTCTTCCGGGGCCCTTCCATACTTTGAAAGAGTCTCCAGCACGGCTTTTTCCACTTTTACCGCAACACGGCGCATGCCTTTTTCTGTTACCCACAGCACCCCGCCAAGAATATCCACATCAGCGCCAGTCAACCGAAAAATCTCTGTGCTGCGAAGACCCGTTTTCAAAGACAACCACGCCATGTCCCGCAAGGCGGGGCTTCTTTTTTCCAGTTCCGCCAAAAGAGATCTTGCCTCATCAGGAGACAGGAACCTTTCTCCCTTGTTTTGGGGAGAGGGCATTTGCAGACGATCTTTGCCAAACGGATTTATACCATCCCAGAGCTGGTTTCTTGCCGCATGATTGATTATGGCCCTGCATATAGACAAGACTTTTTTGGCAGTGGCCGGTGAAGAGCCTTTCAACAGTGCTGATTTGAGCGCTGCCGTTTTTTCGGGTGTAATCAATTTTACAGGCGTTTCTCCGATGGTGTGCCGGACATGGGTATCATATCTGGACATTTCTGGCTTTAAATGTTTCCCCTCGTTATCCATCCAGGTAAAATAGGATTCCGCCAAAGAGTTCAATGTGCGTTTTTCCTGGGAATCTTTCGCGGATTTTTCTCCATTGGCGATTTTTACAAGCGTTTCGCGTCGCAGATTGGCCGCTTTTTGCTCGCTGAATCCCTCGCTTAGCCAACCAACACAAACCCATTTCAGCTTGCCGTTTTCTCTGAAACAATAATCATAACAACGGTCTGGGCGACCATTATGCTTGCGATTCGGGTCAGAAGATTCACGCCAGTACACGCCCGGAAAACGAGTCGACCTGGTTCTTTTATGTGCCAT